TAAACTCTAACCTAACAATATGGCAGAGTGTTCCGGCTTGAAGTTTTTAACACCCCAAGCAGCTGAGATTTCATAACGTACCTGTCGATACTGCTTATACAAAGCAACTTCAAACGAGATGCCCGAGCGAGGATCCGTAATCATCATTACATCGTCAGCACTGTCGCCTTCCTCAGGTCGTGCTGGTGCACGGGTTGCAAGCACTAAAGCAGACTTACTAAAACCTAGCGATCGAGCAGCAACAGCAACACCACTGATTGCGGCTGTGGCAGACTTGGCAATACGTAAACCTGGAGCAGCTAGCACGACTGTACCAGTAGTAGATGCGCCGACCGTTACAGCAGTCTTGACGACATACTTGTTAGTATCGCCTGCAAACGTAATGATATCGCCAGCAATCGCAGCAATACCAGAACCACCCGCAGTAGTTATGCCGATACTTGTCGCGCCGATTGCATTAGAACCAGTAACAGTAACAGTGCCAGTAATAGCGTTAGAGCCGGCAGTAACTATTTGCGCTGATTCTCTAATCTGCATACCATGAACATCTAACAATAAACCTTGACGCAACAGGCTATTATCTGCGGCTTCGTTCGCCTTGCTCAACTGGGTAAGCGTTCGCATTTTAGCGCCAGCAGTAGTATCACTCACTAATTGCATGTCGCTTAAAGGTGCGCCGTTATCTGCTAAGATTTTACGAATTTGAGCAGTATCACTTAAGTCAGATGCAAACGGAGTAATACCAGCAGTACCATATGCGCGTGAGGCGGTAGACTGCAATGCTGCTAAGTCAGATTCCATCTCATTTACCAGCGTTCGCATTGCCTGTGCAAATTGATTCTGTAAAATTGGTCGATAACCTGCGCCCGAACTTAAGCCGCGTTGCTCTTCGCCGTTATAACGTACAGGTACACCACGAGCCTTGGTAATTGTCATGTTCTCGTTACCGATAACTTGATCACCATTGTCTGGAGCATTTACGCCAGGGGATAAATCTGACGCTGTAGATGCAGGAGTAACGAATGATCGCACCTGTTGGCCTACTGCCGCGCGTTCAATGCCTGAATCAAGAGTGACAGATGGAATAAATCCAACTAGCTCACGGGAAACTGTGTCCATAGCCTGATATAGATCGGGGGTCAAATCGGTTAATGTATTAGCCATTATTTAGTGCCTTAAGTTTAATTTGTTATTTTGCCGTCTGATTTAATGAATTCCATTTTAGTTGATGGGTTCATCTTTTCAAATTCGGCACGTGTTAATAATTTACCGCCAGCACTGCTGCTCTTTCCACCGACAGCACCACCGCCGGAACTTTGATTACCTTTTAACAAGCTTGCATACCGCTCATTATTACTAAATTCTGTTTTCAAGTCGTCAATTGTTGATACTGTGAGTTGGCCATTTGCATCTAAAACTTTCACGCCTTCTTCAGTGTATTTCAGTCTTAATGCGATCTTCTCACTTAGCAACTCTGCGTTATAACCGTCAGCTAACTGAACCGCTAGATTCATGGCCTCTCTGTTAGTATTGCTTTTAGAGATTGACCCGCGCAATGTTTCTAACTCTGATTTGTAGCCGTTTGCTTGCTCAGTAGATGAGTTATAAAGCTGCTCAAAGTCGCCGTCTTTCTTCGCCTTGTCATTTGCTAACTGTGCCGCGTCATCAGCCTGCTGCTTGGCCAGCGCCTTCGCTGTCTTGGTCTCACCGAGCAAGGTATCCATGTGACCCCTCATCTTTGCGTTTTCTGCTGTCAATGCGTCAAACTGCTCTGCCGTATAAGTTACGGGTGCTGCATTGTCTTCGGTTGCTGCATTTTCTTCTGACATTTTTAATCCTATTTTGATTACAAATCAATCTATCACTGATAGCCTAAACCGCATTATATACCTAAATTGGCTTTATTAAAAGCCATAGGCTCAAGAGCCTTTAATTGGTCTAAAGTGTAGTTACGCCCTTGCTCGTCTCTGAATCGGTCAATGGCGAGCTTCCCACGTCGAAATAATGCCGCCTTTTCTAATCCGTCTGTAAATTGGCTAAAATACTCATCCTGAAAATCGGCAGGTTGATCACGCATAAAGCTGTCAAATGTTCTCTTTGATGATACCGCTTTCGGGCCATCTGCCCCAACTTGAGGCCGCCTCCCTAATCCATCATCAATCCTAAATTCATCTTTTACAACTGGTACACGTAGTGATCTACAATTATGCACAACAAAACCGTTAGCTACATACGTTTCATCATCTTCTATTGACAAGTTATAAACGTACCCATTATAATCATGCTCTACACCCTTAATGATTGTGGAGATATAAAACTTATGATTAAGTTTACTGACGAACAAAAGAAAATCCTTATACAAGTTGAACATATTAAGCATGGTAAAAGCCTACGTTTAATTGAGCGTGAAAGCGGTATGTCAAATGACACGTTAAGAAAGTTTGCAAAGAAAAACGGTATTGTGTGCCGCTCAAGGATTGAAAGCATAAGAGCAAACCAGCAGCATATAAGCTATCCATCAGGCGATACACATTGGAGATCAACGAATCAAGAGGCATCAAAACGTCTTTCTGAAATACACTCAAAAGGAATGAAAGCTCAAAACCCGTCACACAACAAAGAATTAAAGTTAAAGATAACTGCATCACTTACTACAACGCTTAAAAATAACCCTACATTTCATGAAAGTCTTATGATTGATTTTTTTAACAAACATAAAATACCTTTTGAACATCAATTTAATACAGGTAATTATATTGCGGATTTTAGGGTGTGCAATATTCTTATTGAGCTTGATGGAAGAGGACACGCCAGCCGTAAAGCTTCCGATATTATAAGAGATAAGGTTATCACTGACTTGGGTTTTTATGTTGTGAGAGTTGATCAAGACAGCTTGTTTAATAAGAGATCTAAACACTCCATGCTTAAACCGTTTAAACTTATGAGCATAATTAAAGACCTTATTAAATGGGATTGTAGAATCATCAACTTTTGGCACTTCTCCAGCTGCTTGATACCCGACACTGGTAAGTATAGGGTGATCATTCGTAAGCCTGACGGATTGCCCGAAGTTATTTGCTAACTTCACAATCTTGCCCTTATGTGATTTTGCCATGACCGCATAGACTCTTTTAAAGCTGCCTGTGTGCGTCATTGCGTAATCGCCTACTTTTACATCTTGAATTGGTATATCACCTCTGCAAGTTGTTATTATTGTGCCTTCACAACATGCGTTCCAGTGGGCGGGCGGATAAGGTCCAGAATTAATCGGGTAGATACGACCATCACGACCACCACAAATTAAAGTTGTCCGACTGTCTAATGTTGCTACCCACTCATCGCCTTTAAATATAAAAGAGTTGTCACTGGTCACAACTTTACGTGCTTGAGCTGATGCATTATTGATTGATGTGCGTACCAGCGCGTTAACCTGCCCAGCGTGTAGATTGTCCCCGTAATCCTTTATCTTTGCAGCAATCTGCTTATTTGTTTCACCATCTAAAACACCATCGTTTAAAGCCTGTCTGATTTCAACGCCTTTTTTAACAGCAAATTGATCGAGAGCTTCGTTTATTGTGAGCTTTCCAGTACCGACAACAACATCCATGCCAGATTGCAAGACAGCCTGTCTAACTTGTGGCAATGCAGGCAATGCTAACACGACTGTTGATTCGGCAGCTAAGGCTGTGTAAATAAAACCCGCCTCTGCATCTGCAAAATCCAAAGCACTATCCACGATCACTTTTTTTAATTCGTCAAATTCAAGGGATAATATGTTGTTAATATCATCCCGCATTCTGGCTAATTCGAGCTGCTGAAATTCATCAGGATCACGCAGTAAACGCTCGGTTATTCTCAAATAAATACGGCGTAATATCTTTTCAGCAGTCAACGCTTCACCACCAGCAAAACGTTGGTTTAATATTTGTCTGCGTGTTAATACGTTTTCTACTGTCATATAATCGGGCTAGTCAATTCAGCTTCGCCGTCTATGTCTTCGTCTGTCCTATCATGATTTATTAAGCCGCCTTTTCTTAGTGCACTTCTCACATCCGATTTAGCTATGACGCCTCGATCAAGTAATTGCATCTGAGCAACCAACAATTGAGGATTAACAGTGGCCTCGTAAAACTGTTTGTTAATGTTGAATATGTTCTCGCCGTCACTACCCTGGAATCCCATCATCCAGCTAAAGCATTTTTGAAACGCCAGCTCTGTATTGATTATTATTAACCCGAGTTTTGAGTTCTGCCCAGCGAATTTAATTTTGGAAGCTTCAGCAGTTTCAACGCCACCGCGATCACTTATAATCTTTGCGCCGATTTTAACAAGCTGCTCTTCCTTTCGGTCCATACCTGCTGACGGCATTTGGTTAGGGTTAGCCTGGAGTAAACTTGCGCTGGCATTCTCTGGCAATAAAACACCGGACCTTGATCCAATTTGTATGCCGCCTTTCATTATGCTACCAACCCAGCTTTCAGTTAATCCGGAAAATACTGGTGTAGGTTGACCCACTAAAAAGCTGGACTCCTCAAAGTCTGCGCTGTTTCTGTAATGCCCTATGTTTATTTCTGCTACATCATAAAGAGGCGGTTTATCCGGTGTCAAATCGTTGTTTTCAGCACCGACCGGAACAAATAGAATCTCTTTCCAGTTTGAGCCGTCTGACTTTTTAATGTAGATGTCTGACTCACCATTTTCATCAACCAGTAATTCGTCATGCTCGTCATATAACCGCTGTATATAATCGCCGTCATCGTTTAACAATAACACTCGGGTATAGGTAAAATCATCGACTGTAAAGCCATCCGCCCCAATCTTCTCAACTTCTTCAGCTAGGCATACTTGAGTTGTAACTAACACTGAGTTAATTATCTTTTCTTGCCAGTTAATAATAGACTCAGCCGGATATCGTTTGATAGACGCAACCAAACCAGATGTCTGTGATTTGCTACCGCCTTCAGACGATGGAAAATCTACCAGCAATCCGTCTTGACCCACTTCTAAAACGTTACTGATTACCGCCTGCCCTAATCCCTGCAAACTTAAGCCTGAGCCATTAGCGTTCAATTCTGCATAGTCGATACTAGGATGTAACACAATCTCAGTGGGTTTGCGTGAGACCATACCCATCAAACCTTCTTTAGTGTAACCAGTAAAGTTGATGAAAGTCGCCCTTGCTCTGTACGCTGCGTATCTGTCTGCGTTTTCTTGGCTATCATCAGCCGGGTTAGGCACGGGCAAATAAACAGACCCCATCGAATTATAGATGCCGCCTTGATCAGTGCTGTCTGTGCGTCGAGATGTCTTGATCGCATCACTACCCGCAACACAGTCGCGTACTAGCTTTCTTAAATCTTTGTTCTTTATGTATAGTTTGTGTTGGTCTGACGCTGGCATGTTAGCCCCTTAAATACTGAATCTGATCGGCATATAAGCCACAGGCTTATTTACTGGGTGTTCATAGTCCATCATGTATCTGACGGCTGTTGTAATGTGCTGGTAATCGCTCTCAACTTCCATAAATGTACTTCCTTTCTTCAATTGTACAGTAGAAAGCCCTTTATGGGTATATGGTGCGTTTATTGTGTTGACAAATAGACTTACAGCATTATCAGCAGATTTGATTTTTGCTCTTAGAGCGTTTTGACTGTCTTTGATGCTCATAGCTGCGGCCCTGACTCTACGTTCATAAGTCCAACCGTGCGATCTTAGCTCTGCTTCTATGTCTGTATAGTTTGATGCTTGACTGTGCTTTTCGCCAGCCTTGCCTGCTGGATCACCGTATATAATCACGCGTTTGTTTTTATGGTCTTTGTATCGCTCCACAAATTCTTGCGCAGAGTTTAAGGCCACTGCTGACACCAGCACAATTTCTTCAAGCAGATAATAATCATTGCCACGTTTAACGCCTACGCCACTGCTGAGAGGCGTATAGTTAAAATCATGATACCATAGCAATTGCTCATGCTCTCTTATGACTTCGGAGGTGTGGTTGGCTTTTGAATAGTCTTCATAAATCCGACCCGCCGCTGTCTCAAACGATCCTTTGAACTCTTGCTTGTATTGCTTGTCTGACATGACTTTTTTTGCATCTTCTGCCATCTCTGGAAATATTTCTTCGGTCATCCAGTGAAATACTTTAAAATTAGCATCCTGACTGGTTTCTGATTTTTGGCATAAGTCGTAATAATGGTTTAACCCATCTGGCACGCCTAACAACCAGCACCATGCTCTGTAATCAGGATCAACCGGGTTAACAGTGTTTAAGGCTGGATAAATGTTTGATTCCCATGCATCCGGTTTAATGTCTGCAAACTCATCAATACCACCACCTTTCCACGGTATGCCCTCTATTCTCTGCGGCTTGTCTAAACCTAAAACGTGTATTTCCGAGCCGCTATTTAAATGAATAATCCGATCAGATAAATTAGGCCGCTTTACATGTGTAGACGATAAAGAGAATTTGAGTAAGTCATCCCAGAATATTTTTTTAGCTTGATCGTGCGTTGGTGCTGCAGCAAAGTATGCGCCTGGTATCTTATTAGCTTGCTTAACTAGAAATCGTTTGAATCTTTCTGTCTTGCCTGATCGCCTACCAGCAGGTACTAATGGAAACCTAATACCGTTAGGGACAGCCTTAATTAATTCGAGCTGAGTCGGGTGGTCTTTTAGTGTGTACCACCTTTCTAATTCTCTATCTAATTGTAGGCTGCCAGTCTTCACTAATTTGGCAGCTTATCAATTAACTTTGATATTGAATCTGTTAGTGATGTATCTTTGCTGTCAGTTGAATCTTCAACTTTAGAGCGCCACTTTTTCGGCTGTCTATTGTTAAGCCAGTATTGAATAGAGATTGGATCAGGCGGGTATTTACGTATTATATCGTGAGTTAGTATTTCACCTTGGTTATTAAATACTTTTGTTTCTGTGTGTTGATATCCCTTTGCACGTTGATATAAGCTCGCTGTTATTTCCATGTCAGCCACTTCTTTACCCTTCTTTAAGGCATGAACAAACGTAGGGTGCTTAAGTTTCCAAACGTTTAATGTGCGCTCAGTTACACAAAAAAATGCTGCCATCTCTTTGTCTGTGTACCCGAGCAAACCGAGCTTTGTTGCTTGTGCGTCGTATACTTTCAAATAATCAGTAGGACGCCCACCTTTATTTTTAACGACTTTTGTCATTTAGCTAACGTCTCCATAAACAACCGCTGATCCTGTCGTAGTAACTTTGTAAAAACCCTGATACGGTACTCTATACAGCGCAGGTACATCTGTTAGCGCAATTACAACGCTAAATACTGAAGAGTCTTTATCACGTATTGAAAAATTAGCTGTGCCACCGTTTAAAGTGGTTTGCAGCAAAACCTCTAATTTTGCTTTGTTTGAGTCTCTATCTTGTAATGTGTATTCTTTATCACTGACTAATAGCATCTTATAATTCCTCTGTATCTGTTGGTTTAAATCTTGTTTCGTATAAATAATCAGCTTGATCTTGTCTAATCCTGACTTCTGCCGCTGTAGGAGGAGGTAAAGGATTAAACAAGCTATCAACCATTTCGTCAAGCTCTGCCGCTGTTAATCCTGTGCCATCTTCATTGTACGGATGATTAAATCCTAATGATGCTAAATCGACTACACTGGGCGGGTTAGATGCCCCCGTCACAAATAGCGTGATAGTTAAATAAGTCGCTGCAAATGGATGTAAATTAGTCAATTCGGCTGGGGCGTAAGGTGTGTGGTATACATAATAGATTTGTTGCATTATGCTTGTGCTGCTATGTCAATTGTGCGTAAATCACTTATAAGCTGCGTGCCGTCTGCGCTTAATGTGTATGTGTATCTGATTGTGTTAGCTGCGCCAATATTTTGATATGTAGCAGTTACA